TATATTATTAAATAAAAATGGCATTCAAAGGAAAAAACTATTTCTTTTTGGATTATGATAAATATCAAAAAATGCACAAAAAATATAAATCAATGGGTGGACCAAAAAAAATTCTATCAAATAATGATCTCCAAGATAAAATAATGAAAACGATGTTGTTGCATCTTAATAAAATCGAAGGGGAAACTTTATATGATCAGGTAACAAATTATTTATCTTTTTTTAAAAAAATAACAAAATCATGCGAAATAAATATTATTGATGAGGACAAAAATGAAGTGGAGTTTTCCAAAAAAAAAATGGTCAACGAATTTGAAACAAATAAAAGCATTACTTTGTTTGTATTATTGGGATTTTATTATGACATCATGAATATTAATAATTTCGCTATGATTCATATTCTTGATAGAATTTTTCGTTTATATGATGCCAGTATGCAAGAGTATGAAATTGATGAAATTGATGATTGTGGATATGTCAAAATTACTTTCATAAAAAAATAATTTATCTAATTGTTCAAAAATAATCTAATGTTTTGGATACATAACTTCAATTTTATCTGGTGAAATATTCTTGGAAATATAATGGAACCTTAGATTTACTATTTTTTTGAAATTAATATATTTACTGATATCAAACATTTTACTTGTTTTTTTATAGTTATATATAAATCCATGAGTAGGATGGAATGCATATATGATATTATAGTTCTCATCGTTGACGTAAATAATTGTTTCGTTAATTTTTGATAAAATATATAGTTCAACTAAACCATTTGTTAAAATTTGAACATCAGTACTTAATTTAGTAGCAAATTCTACAACTTTACCATATTTAATATATGGCAAAAGTGTTTTAATATCTTCATTATTTTCTGCGGATAATAACCATTCGACTACCTGACTTTTGTATACGTTTGATAAATTTGTTTGTAATGCTGAATAATACCCTAAATTTCTGACAATTGGATCATTATATGGATGAACCAACCAATAGTAAGCATTAGCAAATCCACGGAATATTGTGTTGTTGTTTTCTATAATATTTTGTACATACCAATTTTTTATGTCCTTCATTGGATTATCAATATTCATTTGATCATAATTTTGTAAAGCTTCCATTTTATTACGTCGTTTACCAATTTTGGGTATACTCTTTTTTCCGAAAATTTCACTGAGGATTTTATTGAGATTAGTATTAGATGTCATTATTATTCTTTCACCTGGTCTTTCTGTAAAAACATTATAACTGACAATATCCGACACAAAATATTCTCCTTTTTTAAGAATTTCTTGTGATTTTAATTCGTTTTGAATAAATTCTTCGGCTACCTTATTTATATAATCAACTAAAATATCTCTTTTAACACTAAGCATACACATATTTTTGGAATTAATCCAATTACAATGTTGATTATTATCACAAGAATCTTTGTTGCTACTATTATAACAAAGTTCTCTGTTATTTTTCAAAATAAACAACGGATACTGGATTTTTTTATTTTCTTGAATTATATGAATCCAATTTTTTTCTTCCGGAGGAAAATGACTATCATCTATAATAGGCGGATCATTTTTGATGAATTCGAATGGAGTATTAAGTGGTGGTACCTGTTCAGTGTAATCAAATTCTGCCACATCTGGAGTCATGGCTGTATCACGTAAATTATCTCTGGATCTTGTATCACCAGTATTAAAATCCTTTGGAATAATTTGGATGGTTTTTTCTTTTTGTCTGACGATTGTCAACGGGGATTTTGCATCAGCTAATATATTGTATTCACCATCGGCTCGATCATTTCGATCACTTCTATTAGAATCATGGTTGGTACTATCTTTTTTATTTTTTTTATTAATCTTACCACCCTTTACAATGAGTTGTTTTCTTTTCAAAAGTTCGACAAATGTTTTCGATAATTCTGAGCTTGTCATTTGGTACAATAATTTTTTAACTTCTGTTTTTTTATCCCGTTTTGTAATTTTGTTATTTTTAATAATATTTTCTAATCTGTCCCTGTATTTTAAACCAGCTGGAACATTATTCAAGAAATAACTTAAATGATAACGGAATAATTGATAGAGTTCTGTTTCATATTTATTTTTAGATACAAAATAAACACGATTATCAATAATAATATTATCGCGTCCTTTTAAAATTTCTTTATCTATTGTTTCATCATTTGGTTTATTTTGAACCAATAGTTTTTCTTTTTTTACATATTCCATGGTCATTATTCTTTCAATAACCGGTACAGCATCATAACTTTCTGTCATGATAGCGGATAAAACATAACTTTTCTCTTTTTTTTCTTTAAAAAAGATACCGATTGGTTTAAATTTGAGTTTAGATTTTGTTAGTTCATAAATGTTATTTAAATATTTGTACGTGGTGTTATAATCCTGAACATATCTATCCAAATTATTTGTAATATTAATATTATGAATTGTTCCAGATGGTATTGTAGGTATAATATATCCACCATATGTAATTAAAAATTTGCATTTGTATCTTGCATCAACAACCTGTAATTTGGGTAAGTATTCCTTTTTGCCAATATTCGATAATATTAAATTGGTTTCTTTTGCATTAAAATTTCCACTGGACTTGTCCTTAATCAATACATGGAATTCTGATTGGCAATTAATTTTATAATATTTATAAATATGATTAATGATATTTTGTGGAATATTATCATATTTGAATGTTTTTGTTATGGTAACATCTTTGCTTTGTTCCTGGTCTTTTTTGACCATAATAATTGGATAATAATTTTTGCTGTCTTTGATGATAAAAACATTTTCTCTATTTGGATCCTTTAGATCATTTACGTTTTCCGGATTTTGGCAAACAACATAATAACTTTCTTTTACTTTTTCCTTCTCTAAACTTTTTCTTATTATTCTTAATTTTTTCTGGAAAAGAATTACATTAACACCATATTTGGTAATAACACCTGGCAAACTAATTAAATCATTTAGTAAGGGATACTCCAAATATGTGTTATTTTTAATGTAGGATATATATGCTTCAACATTACCAAATTGGGTCCGAATATCACCATTATTTAAACTAGTAAACAAATTTTGATTTTTATCCGTTTCTAAAACTTTAACTAATTTTTCTATTAATTCATTTATTGTTAAATCAAATACGGCGCACAATGCGTTTAAATATTTGTGCTCATCCTGTTTAGCACCATATTTAAAATAATATCCGGTTGGAGTACTTAAAAGATAATGATTTTTTATTTTTCTATCATTACCTAACATAAAATTCATGAAAATATCAAGATATTTGGGTAGAAATGCGAATCTTCCTTCCTGAATTTTATTACTGTCTTGCAATATGTATAACTGATCTCCTAATATTTTATTAGCGTCTGGTTCATCTTGCATAACACCAATACTTCTAAGGTAAACATTTCTTTTGTCCTTATTCTTGGAATATAAATGATCTTTAATAAAACAACACGGCATTGCTTCGCCGTACGGATTTTTAGATTTATTTAAAAATCCAATATACATATGTTTACCATTTTCTTCTGGACCACATGTGTAAAAAACAAAATTTTCACCAGTATCATCCAATGATAATTTGATAGCCCGTAAAACTACTTCTTTCTTTTTCTTATTAGAATCTGTTTTACCATCCGCATCCACCATTACTCTTCTTTCATAATGTCCAAACTGAAAATCATCAAGCGTTTCTTTCCATACATAACCTAATTTCTGCAATTCCTCAACATTAAGAATTTGTTGAGGCCGTCTTTTTTTATCCTCACCGGAGTTCTGACAATTCCGTGTCCATTGATTTTGGTCCTCTTCAGCCTTGTAGCTTAACCGTTTTTTATCGATTGATGTCATTTGTTTAACTGTTTTGACTGATGATTCATGATGTACAATATCATCTACTTTATTTCTTCTGCGCGCTATTTTTGTTAAACGTTTGAGACGATCTTTCATTTTTTGTTTATCTGGCCGTTTGTATAAATATGTTTCCACGTACAAATATATTAACACATTCATAAATGTAATAATTCTATCCAATTGTTCTTTATTTCTAGCACCAGCAATCCTCATTTTGTATTTATTACGGCTTTTTCCTTGTATGTCAACGCCAATACCAGGAGGTTTATATTTTGGAATATTTTCTAATTTTTTAAGAATTTTTCTTGATTTTTTGATATTTGGGTACTTATTTCTGACATTTTCAATTTCCTCAAATGCTTGATCTTCAGTGATATTAAATTCTTTACTTATTTCGTTCGCTAAAGATTGATCATCATATTCATAATTACGCATAAAAAATATAATTCTATGCTCAATTTTAGTTCTATTTTCGTATTTACTTACACGTTTATACCGTAAATATGTACCAAATTTACTTTTTTCATTTTTTTCATCTTTTTTAATTTTAGATTGGCGTTTTCTAGGTTCAATAACAAGAGCAACATATGGGAAAAAATATCTAGAAAATTCTGATAAATCGTTATGGTTTATGGTAAAATTATCTGGAAGCTCAAATTTTTGAATTGTATTTATGAATGCGAATTTAAATTGGTCATCTGTTGGTATGTTTAATTTAACATTAAATTTTTCATTTTCTTTGTTAATTTTTTCTATTAATCTTCTTATGTAATGGTAAGTATGGCTAATATCATCAACCGTCGACATATCTTCTTCTTTCCACTGAATTTTGTAATCAATACGACCATTATCACTTAAATTAATTGCCATGTATTTATAATCAGTTTTTTCACTAACACGAAGCTTAAAACTGATACCGTATGGAGAATTTTCAAACCATTTCATGATAATTTCTTTTTTTTCATTTTGGACCAAATATTTTTCGCTGTAACGATAACGGGGTGTTCCATCAGTCGGTTGATATTGAATAAACGGATAATCAGCATCCAACATAAAATTATCAAAAATCCTAAATAAATCTATTTTTTTATAGCGATCCAATAAATAAGATCTAATAACGGATTGGGTAACAAAATTTTCTTGAAATATTTTAGTATACTCTTTTACATTTTTCTTTTTAACCACTTCTATGTCGCGCATAATTTCATTTTCCAAAATTAAATCATTATTAATTGTATCGAAAACCATTTTTAATTTATTTCTTTCTAAATTTTTAATTTGTTCAGGTGTGTTACGATTCAAAAAATCAATAATATTTTTAATATCCTCACTACGTATTTTTGGAAAATAAATTCTAAAGTAAACATCCATTAAATTTTTGCGCTCTTCAAAATTGGGATCATAATCCAAACCTAGTTCATTGTAAATATCTATTAAAAATAATTCATTGTAAGTATAAAAACCATCATAATCGAAAAGAATATTATTATCATCATCCTCTCTTTTAATTTTACCATGTCGTTTAATATGATCACGTAGTTGTTTTAAATTACCGCGCAAATCTTCATATACACCCAAATTCGAGTTTGGTTCGACATCCAATTTAAGAATATCATTTTTGACGATCCATTTTTGTCCAATCATAATTTTTTGTATTTTTCCTTCAAATTGATATTCGGACCACAAATATTGGTATGATGGAATAATGTATGTATTTTCACCGAATTTGTTATTATTTTTGAATCCACAACATATTTTATCGTGAATGGTATCTATTGTATCATCTTTGTAAATATATTGGTGACTGATATAATTTTTTTGTACTACGTCTCTTAAATTTTCATCAAACATACTATTATCTTTACTGCTATCAAATTCAGCAATTTTTTTATTTAATTTTTCATAAGATTCATTGCTAATTGCTTCCTTAATCTCACGTGTGGTTAATTTAATATTTTTGTCTATTTCATCTACTTCGGTAAACAAAACATCTACACTTTCTAAATCATTTTCTACTTCAGTTTCGAAATCCCTTATTTGTTGATCATCCGCCACATTTTCGAAATCAAATTCACTATTTGCGGCATCATCAAATTCAATATCGGCTTCTTCATCGCCATTTCCATCGTCTCCCCCAATCAATATTCTATTTTTGAATTTTTTTTTGGATTTAGATGCTATAATGCCATCATTATCACTATCATTGATGTCATCATCCGAGTCAGTATCAAAATCAACAATGTCCTCGGAATCCGAATCTGAATAAAATTGATCTTCAGTACCAGGTAATACTTCATCGTTGTCAGATTCGGATCCTTCTGATGGATCCTCTTTACACCAGTCATCATTTTCACTATTTAAATCTGTAATTTGAAATGGTTTATTTTGTGATCCCCAAATATTATATTTATTATTTTTAATTCGGTCCATGTTCATATTTTCATTAACATTTTCATTACCGGGTATATTTTCATTAGATGAATAATCCCCCATAATTGGAAATTTTGCTTTACCAAATGTAGTATAATCTATTATTTCTTCAGCTTCGTGCTGTTGTTTTTGAATAATTTTTTTTATCATTTTTCTTTCTCGTTCTTCCTTAATCATATATTCATAATTGTAACTTATTGTTTCGATTCTTTTTACATAATTAATAAAATGTTCGGTTATCCATTTATTATCATAAATAGATCGTAATTCCTTCATTTTCGCTGTATTTTTAAGAACCGAGTCTTTGGTATAATTGATATGATAACTATTAAAAAATAATTCATACCAAAAATTTCCGTAATTCTTTTCTAATATATTGCGTTCCTTCTCGTCCAAAGAAGTCAGTGCTGTATACATGTCCATATCTTTGATTTTTCGTAAAATTTTCATGCAGTTTTCCTCGATAATATCACCCAAAAAAATATGTATTTGGTATTGAATCCTTCCATTATTATTTTTGTATTTATGTATTATTTTAATTGGATCCTCCATATTGATCTATATTCTTACACCAGAAAAGAATATATTGGTTATATTGAAACCAATAGCAATAAATAATTTCAATAATACTATAAGGCGTTTGTATATGGCAACAGAAATAATATTTTATTACATACAAAATAATTAGTATGGATGAGCATATTCCGAAAATAAATTTTTTTTATAATAAAATAGTTAATGATTCATTAAATAAATTAATAATAGCACCAGCTAAAATAGAAATTGCAGTTGTTGGTGACCAACATGTTGGAAAAAAAGCACTCATTAAATATTGGTTATGTTCAGGGAAAAAGGTTGGACTGGATACAATTACCGTACCAAATATGTATTCAAAAATACTCCAGTTTAATAATGAACCTATCCAAATTAATATTTATCGGATTTCGCGAGAAAATTATTTAAATAGGTCTTCTTTTGTTGATAAATTTTATCATACTGTTATTTATGTTTACGATTTAAAAAATAAAAAAAGTCGAGATAATATTTTTTTTTGGTTTGATATAATGAAAAATTATAGATGCACCTTAACATATCAAACAATTTTAGCATTGACATTACTACCGGAAAATAATATTATTTTAGATCCAGATAGAATATTCAATTCCAATAAATTTTTTTCAGGATATGATATTGATTACAAAATCATTTCTATCACATATAGTAAAAAATTATGGGAATTATTACAATCAATAATTAATAAATCATATAATCTTGTTAAAAATAAAACACAAGACTACTCTAATACATATTTCCAAAAACAATTTAAGGTTAGCGAATTTATTGAAAATCTTTTGATTATCGATAAAAATTTAATTAATTGTCATACTGTTTTACCTTCGAAAGTAAATAATATGTTAAGTCTTCCTGTTTCACAAACAAAAAAATATCTTTCTATAACAGATGACTTAAGTATCCCAATCAATAGTGAAAAAATAATAACACCACCAAATAATAATAATAGTAATATTATCAATTGCTGTTGTGTGCTTTATTAATGTTTTAATAAATTTTCATTGATAGTAATTCCGCAATATTCGTGGGGGTTAATATGGTAATCCGCTTTTTTATATATTTTTAAGACAAATGATACTTTTAGGAAAAATACAAAAATTTTCTTAAATAATTCGGTATGATCAATTTCCGGGCAAGCTACATGTGCTAATTCATGCAAAACTACATACATTATGATATTGATATCATGTAATTTTCCGGTTTTCCTTGATCTCAAACATAATGCGATTTCTTCTCCTTTGTTTACAGTATAACTAGTATATCTTCCGTCGGGAGCATTTTCTTGTAATGTCATATTTTTGATTCGTTGACAAAACTGTTTAATATATTCTTTGTACTCTGGATACTTGTCCATATTTTTTTCAAAATAATCACGCAATATATATATTCTTTTTCGCACTATGCTGAGAATATATGCTGCTTCCTCTTTATCTTCTAAATTTTGAACCAAATATTCCCTGTTGTCCAAATCGGATTTAACATACGTTGCTTCCGATTTTGAAAATTTATTGAAATAATAAATTAATATGACAATAAATAAAACACATAGTAATGGTAATGCTATATTTTTATTCATTATGTCTATACATGAATTATAACAAGATAATAAATAGCATAATTTTGTATCCCATCATAATACAAAATTATGCATAAAAACGCATTGAAATATTTAGTATACATGTATTGTTATTTATTAAATGCGATATATTTATATTTTATCTGTTCCCGATAAAAAATTCGTAAATTATATTTATAGAAATTTTCTCTTCAATAAGTATAATAATGGGAAATAATAATTCAAGACAAGATAATAAAGATGTTATCCAAAAAGAATTATACGCTAAAAACCAAGAAACTCAGTTAAAAAAATTAAATGATAGTGTTTATAGTACGGCGAACAATATGCACGATCAAATTTGGGATAATGATGGAGATCATATTTTAATTGAAAGACGTGTCGAAATATTTTCTGATCCTTCCCGCGGTATTTCTCTGCCGTATATTACTGACAAAAATGCGTTTGCTTCAGATGGATTATCATATCGCATGTCCGAAAGACACGGACCCGGAATGTACGATGATTACTTGGATGAACATGATAAATACGATCCATATGTCTCATCTGAGAATAAGCGATATGTCGAATTTATTATTTGCCAGGGTGATCTTAATGATATTCGAGAAAAATTCTCCGTAAACAAAACAGCACCCAATCATGAATGTCTTGGTAATTGCCATTGTATTGAAGAAATAGTGGAAATTTCTGGTAACAATATTAAACCATACAAAAAATCCGCTAAATATATGCCGACAACCTTAAGTCCAACCAGTGATGAACCATTTAATCCTTACAAGCAACAACAAAAATACAATCCGAAAGATGTTATTCAAGTGAATAAAATGAATGTAGAATACAATCCGAAAGATGTTATTCAAGTGAATAAAATGAATGTAGAATACAATCCGAAAGATGTTATTCAAATGAATAAAATGAATGTAGAATACAATCCGAAAGATGTTATTCAAGTGAATAAAATGAATGTAGAATACATGCCAACAACCTTAAGTCCAACCAGTGATGATCCATCCAATTTGGGACAAAATAAATATCAAGGCACAGTTTTCCGAGTAGAAAAACTTGATATGCCCACATGGAAACAAGATCAACCAATGGCTGGTGGTGCTGATATGAATGCTGAAACATCTCCTGAAGAAATAACTGATTCTGATGATGATGAACAACGCGATGATATATTTAGTGCAACATCGGAAGTAAGTGATACTGCAACTAGTCCCGTCAATAATAAAAAAAAGGATGCTGATAAAAAATCATTTGATACCATGGCCATGGATGATGAAACGAGTATTGATGATGAAATAGACGATGATGATGACGATGATGACGAAATTTTGGAAGGATTAGATGACGAAGATATTGAGGCAGAAGGGTTTATTATGGAACAAAGTGATATTAATAGTTCCGATTTGTATCGCATCCAAAGAAGAATTTTTGCATCAGAAACGGATGATGAAGATCTTGATGATTTTGATTACTCAAGAAAAAATATGCGAAAAAATTCTCGAAATGCAATCAATGATGATGATGATACAAGTAGTACAACCGAAAGAGTTCGACAAGCAATTAACCAAATGAATATGCGTGATACACTATTTGGTAGTGATGATTTTGATAGTGAGGATAAAGATATAATGAATATGAATTCGTCTACAGATAAATATATGAAAAAACCTACCAGAAGAAATGGTAAATATTATTAGTTGGCTATTTTAAAAAATATATATGTATACATGCGTATTATCAACAGCAATGGAAATACTATACCAGGTTATTTTGGACAAGGTATAGTAAAAAAAACTGATTATATTGCAATATTTTACAGCTAAAAAATTATTTATCCAAAGACCAAATTATTTCTCATATTATATAATACACAATGGGAGCATCAGTATCAACGAATACACAAAAAATCGAAAATAATATGTACAATACATCATACCAAAAATGTGGTTCAACGGGAGCAGTTAATACTGCTATTGTAAAAGGTGTCACTTTTGAACCACCTGCCGATTGTGATCCACCATCATCATTTGATATAAATCAGGCGTCAAAAGTAGATGCGAAATGTTTATTGAGTAGTCTACAAAATGCAGCGGCTGCGGTATCATCTAATATGAATGCCAAAGCCAAAGCGGGTCTGGGTTTTGCGGTTTCTACCAATGTTAGTGATACCAAAAATAATATCAGTAATTATACAAGTCAACAATGTGCTAATGCGTCTACTACCCAGACAGCCGATGTTGAAGATACGATTATCAAATCATGCTATTTTAAAATAGCGCAAGATGCCACTGTTAACCAACAATGCCAAATTAATGCAACACAAGCTACTATCGCAAAAATTGCATCAAAACAAGCGGCATCATCAAAAGGTGGAAGTCTTTTTGGTGATCTTTTTGGAGGTGTTGGTGGTATTATAACAATTGTTATCGTGATTGCAGTGATTGCCGCAGTTGCTGGTATTCTATTTGCCTTACTGAAAAAAGGTGGTAAGGGAAAATCCAAAAAAAATAAAAGTAAAATGATGACAGAAGATCCAGATTTTGGAGGAGATGATGATATTGAATTAAAAGAATTTACTGGTGGATTTTGGAATTTCCAGGAAAATATAAATAACCCAACATCCTTTATGGATAAACTTCGCAAAAATAAATCGATGATATTATTAATTATTTTAATATTGGTAATTATCTTTATTTCCGTTGTTGGATTATCTAAAACGAAAGTTGAAAACAAACAATTAACCGAAGAGGATGCTCAAAAATTCAATGATACGCTTAAAGAAGCACACAAAATTGCTGGATTTGATCCAAGGTCGACCGAATCCCCAATTATTAATAATATCGTGTCAGAACCATTTAGAGACAACATAGCATCTGAAACAGCGTGGGATTCTTCTAGTCAGAATAATGATAATACATTTTGGGATCATTCCACAAATGATGTTAATGAACCAATATTAGATGATTTTTATAAACCATTACTTTAAAAAAATTTAGGCATACTACTATTAATAATTTAAAAATGTATTTTAAATTATTAATTAATCAAAATCTGGTTCCCACGAATCCGGGTCAATAGTTTCTGTATTTGTCGACCATCTATTTATTTTTTGGTATTCTGGCTTAACATTTTTATTAGGAATTGAGCTAGATTTATTATTTTTTGGTGGTGGTTCTGTATTTTTCAATACTTTTTTTGGATCAGAATTTTTGATTTTAGAATGATCCATCCATTTTTCTAAAGTTTGGCATTCATGTCTTCTAGTTTTACCAACGAATGGCAGATCAGCATATTTATTAGTTCGGTCTGGTTTGTCCACTTTTTTTAATGATCTGCTTGGAAGTTTAGATGTTTTAGATCCAACTGGTTTGATTGTTGAATAATCCATCCATTTTTCCACACTTTGTCTTCCTTTTCTTTTATTCTCTTCTTCTATAATAAATTTTCCAAATATTTTATCTACCTGTTTAGTTGGTAACATCAATTCTAGAATTTGTGTAGCGGGATTAATAATTTGATGTTCTAAATAATATAAATAATCGATTTTTAATCCATTTTTAACAACATATTCTGGGTGTTCAATCAGTTCCCCTTGTAATATATCTTTCTTTTTCTTTTTACCCATGTCCTTAACAATATATACAAACGGAATTCGATCGTTAATTTGCGGTTTATTTCCTGGATCCCTAATTGCCATTCTATTGGCTAATACTTTATGGGCAATTGCCGATGGTCTTTTGTATCTGGCTTTCAGAGTTTTACTAATAATAAATTTATCAATAGGATAATCACCATTCATCAGTTTACTAATTACTTTTTTTGTATACTCGACTGCTTTATAGATATCGCGATTTTTCAAAATATGATCAATGATACCACCAACTACAATTTTAACAATTGGTGCATTATCTCGCCGTTTTAGTACAATGCCCATTGATTTTAAAAAGAATTTAACAGGATCTTTTTCAAATAATAATCCAACGTATTTTTTCTTTGCAACCAAAATAAATGGATGGAATGTTTTTTCATAAATAATACTTTGTGGTTTAGGAACATGATCATTAATTAGTTTGGCAGCCAGTTGACAAAGTTCAATTGTTTTAATAAGAGCATCTTTGTCAGTTCGTTCATTTCCATTTTCGTCTTTCAAATGGAAATTAATGAATATGGAATCGGTGTCTCCGTACACTATTTCTGAACCCGGAAAATTATCTTCAACAACTTTTTTAGCATAATGTAAACGTTCTCGTCCAACAGCCGTGGTTGACGCAGCAATTGCCATAAAAAATATAGATGATGTTGGTGCACCAGTTTGTCCATAAAGTGAATTGGCAGTGACTTTGAAAGCTAATTGTAATGCATTCAGAATCGCTTTTACAAACGAATCTTTTTCTTGCGCTAATCTGGCATTAGTTTCTTTTCTTTTATTGAGAAGTTCTGTTAAAATTTCCGGTAAAATACCATATTTAACCATTTGACCATTAACCACATTATATCTTTTCGATTTTTCATCAGCCATCTTCTTTTTGGCTTTTTCTTTTTCTGAACTAATGAAAAAATCTCTATCATTATCTTCAAATTCTAATTCTTCCATAATTTCTGTAATATTTAATTCGAATGTTTCTTTTTCACTATTAATAAGTTCTTTTTTATCATTATCAGATAATTTTTTGTCATTAGTAATTTCTTTTATTTTTTTCTCTAATTTTTCTTTTTCAATTTTGATTTTGTTATCCTGTTCAACCAAATCATCAGTATTATCTTGATATTTTATTTTTTTGTTTTCAATCAATTTCTTTTTCTCTTTTTCGGATAAATCTTTATTGTTGTTAATTTCTTTAATTTTTTTATCCAATTTCTCTTTTGCTGTATCTAATTTTTCTTTGCGATTTGCTTCGGTAAAATATTTTTGTTTTTGTATTTTTTGGATATTATTATCAGTGTCATCGTTAATTTTATCAAAAATTTCTTTCAGCTCTCCATTAATTTGTTCATCTGTTATTGTTTCTTGGGCGAAACGATGGTGTTCTTTTTGTGGTGTACCGTCAATATTTCGAATAATTTTCCCTTTTTTATCTTTTAATACAATATAAACATCGTGATATATATATCCGGGTAAATTGTCATATTTGGGATCATTAACATAACATTCTTGGGATAAATTCCGTTCTCTCATTGAATTTGGATAAAGAGATGAATAATCTAATACACCAATCGGAGAAAGATAAACACCCGGTTTTGGGGTAATAACTGTAGCTCCTTCATATGTTTCTTCGGAATCGCCATTGGTATCAGTTTGTTTTTTTCTTAGCACAGGTATCAGAAAATTTTTTTCTCGACATTTTTTGGATACCAAACTGAAAATTTTAACACCTTGACCCCTCAAAAATAAATAAGATAGTGGAACGTGACATACTTTAGCCATACCAACACTATTAACAATAATTTCCAGTTTGGCCAATAATAAATTAACAAGTTTGCAATCTTTCAAACAATATTTAGCGATTTGTCTGATGCGTTTTGGGTCTCCTTCTCTAAAATATTTATTGATTAGGGTATGGTGCATATCATCCTTGGCGAATGTCCAAAAAACTTTAAGTAACGGATTAAGCAAAATTTCTCTTAGATCCGCAACATCTTTTTGACCAATGGTTGTTTTAATGCATTGATATGTAAAAATTTCTTCTTTTTTTTCTTTTTCATTAAATTTTTTTTCAGTAATAGTTTCGATGTTATGTACTTTATATTTTGCACCTTCGCTCAACGGAGAGGAAGAATAACTATCATCAACCATAATTTGAATATACGAGTCTTTTTCTAATGCTTTTGTACTTCGGGTAAAAATGTTAATTTTAATCATACCATTATCCGCTTCACCATCTTCCACAAATTTTGTTGCTCCTTCAGTAATAAAATTTGCTGATACATTATCTAATTTATATCCAATTAACCGATGATCGCGTTGAATAATTTTCATCATATCTACCGAAAGAATACCTGGTACTTGAATAAATTTAAGTTCATTATCACCTAATGCGGAAGAACTCAAATTTTTGACTTCAAAATAAGTGAGAGATTTTTTAAGTCCCTCGGTTTCCATTAAATATTTATTATTTACTTTTCCCATGATTTGTAATATTTCATCCATAAATTTATTTTGTAATTCTTCAACAGTTATTCCTTGTTTGTCGGCAGTTTCCTGGTCTATTCTGGCAATTCTATCAAAAATATATTTGTCATCAAACCCGAAATTATTATATCCGCCTTTTAAATCTGGTCTCAATTCACTTACCTTTTTAGCCCAACCACGAATTAAACCTTTTTCTGTTTTATAGCACTCCACATTGGCACCCCGAATATTAGCACATGCTTTTAATACCAAAATATGTTGTTCGTAACAATTCATGGAACCGTATCGATACATCGTCACACCAATCTGGATAATTTTATCGGATTTTCTATCGGCTTGCGGAAAATTATGATCACAAGAAATACATTCAATATCATAACCCATAATTTTTAATGGTGCCATACGATCATCATTTTTGGCAGGTTTCACATCTTTCCAATTAACGCTGTATGAATGATCGCAATTGGAATATTTTTTATTTTCTCTTAATTTTGTTTTATCAATTGAAACCCAACCACACGATGATAAATTATTAATATGCATAAAACGAATATGTGGTTCAATATTTGATTCGTATCTTTGGTATAACATTGGTTCTTTTGTTAAACCAGTCGCTTTAAGTGGTCTAGAAAGCATATTAGAAAATTCTCTCATGGCGGTATGACTTTTAAAAACCAGCATGACAAATTTAAATAGTTTCTTGTTAGAAAAATTATAAAATTTATGTTTCTGGACAAGTAAGTGTCTAATTAAAGATTGACTAAGATCATAATCATAATTTGGATTATTGTTTGTACTCCATGCTACCTTATTTTTTAGAATGTCAACAAATCTATCTGCTTGCTTTGACGTCCAAGACAAAGGTACTTCCACATACAAATATGGAGTAAAGTCTGTTACTTTTAGGCAGACATCTTTATCATCTTCCGTTCTGCCAAAAAGTTGAATAACATATTTTTCCTCATCATCATCATCATCATCAATCTCGTGATAAGAATTCCAATCGCTAATTTGGAATTCAATGTTATTTTCATCAGTCTCTGGCTTTATGTCTAATTTTGGTTTTTTATCTGATTTTGGTTTTTTATCTGATTTTGGTTTTTTATCTGATTTTGGTTTTTTATCTGATTTTGGCTTTTCATCGGATTTTGGCTTTTCTTTATTATTTAATGCATTTTTTTTTGGAATCATAATATTTATAATTTGATTTTCCTTGATATTTTTTATATATTATTTTTTTTAATCAATTTTTTTAAAGATTAATTTTTTTAAATTTAAAAAATATTTAAATTTAAAAAATTTAATTTTGCTTAAATTTGTTTAGTACATGGAATGCATAAATATGGAATGAAATTTGTTACTTTCAAACAAACCTCTTTATCGTCATCAGTTTTGCTGAAAAGTTTAATAATATATTGCTCATCTTCATCGTCATTAATTTCGTGATAATCCCAATCACTAATTTGGAACTCGATGTTATTTTCTTTATTATTCATTGTATGATTTTCTTTGGTACTAATGATATATTTATTTTTTTAATCAATTTTTTAAAGATTAACTTTGCCTGAATTTCATTTGACCTCTTTCCAAAATTTGTTCAGTGCATGATAGACATAAATTATATTGGTGATTTCGAATGTATACTATCATATTTGTTTTATTACAATAATCACATTTGGTAGATAAACCGTATTCACCAGAATCAAAAATCATTGGTATTCTATTCAGTATTCGAACTAATGAACCATGTAACTGCCAAAAATGCGATCGCCACTAGGAAAGTTGAAATTTGCATTGGTTTTTTTTTGACTTGATATAATCTTATCCATTAAACGGACCCATTAGGCAGTTTAAAAAATCAATTTTTTGACAACCACATAATATTCATTTTAGAATCATTGCTTGTATATACCAAAAAATTGATTATTTTTTTGATGAAAAAAGTTTAATAAAAATTGTTTAGTCTTGGATAGTATCAAAATCAACATGCAACCAGAAATCAAAATGGTAAAATATATGAATAAAATAGATGATGATATTACTATGTTACCACCAAATAAAACTATTTTATTTTTTGATATTGATAATACACTTATTCGAACGAAAACAGACATTGGATCAGTAGAATGGATTAAATGGCAAGAAAAATTATTTAACAAATATAATGGTCAACATGAATTTTGCGTCACTGATACATTAGATAATTTATACAAGTTATATCGATTATGGTTAATAAATTCTAATTGCGAAACAGAATTATTGGAAGAATACGTACCAGAACTAATTAATAAATATGTTTCACTTGGTTTTAAAATTGTATTAGTGACTGCGCGACATAAAAGTACAGCAAAAATTACCATAGATCAAATATCCAGGCATTTTATTATTGGTCAATTTTATTCATCCGATATTTATTTCGAAAATGAAGACATTCTTTTTCAAAATGGGATATATTTTGCAGGAGGAACCAATAAAGGTAAATGCATTAATAAATTATTACAAGTATTTAAACTTGTTTTTGATTACAAACCCGAAAATATTGTTTTTATTGATGATTCGTTGCGAGAATGCAAAACTATTATTTCGGGAGTAATAGATGCCGATACCAATATTTATGTTTTTAATTATTTATTTGGTATTCGGTATCAAAAACAATTTGATAAATTAGACAAAAATTTATTACACGAAGAATGGAGCATATATTGTAATAGCATAATCAATAATAACGTATTATAATATATGCTATTATTATTTAGCTTACATAATAGTCATTACCATTTTCTTTGAAATAACACAAATGTTCATCATCAATAAAACATCTGAATATATATTTTTCTTTGACTAGACGAATATTTGTTTCTTTCGTTTTCGTATCCAATACTAGATTATCAATATACGATTTATATTTTTTGCTTTGACTTAACAAATTTACAACCATTACTTTCCAATAAAATATAACATTGTCCGTAACGAATGTATCATCTTTGAAAAATTCACAAATATTTTCAAATAATGCTGAACGATATTCCACCGAAAAATCCTCACCAAAACATTTATACAACTGTTTTTGTGATTGATTTGTTTCCATCCATGTGGTAAATATATTAATATTATTATGGGCATCCTCAATATGCTGTTCTATTTCTCGTTTAAGTTTTTCCTCGGCTTCTTTTTCATCTGTTTCATTTTTTTCCAATAATTTTTTTTGTTCCATTAGTTCAGCTAATTCTTTTTCATCAGAATCAGATGTATCGTTATTGTTATCAGTTTGATCATTAATTTGATCAATAGTATTTTCATTGGGAGTAACAGATTCGGCGGTCAAATTAGTGTCAGATAATGCATCACAGGATTTTTCTTCTGTTTGAATCATTTATAACTATACTACTCTCAATGAAAATTTATACCATTTTTTGAACTACAAAAAATATTATTTTTTATATGGTAAAAAATTTACTCCAACAAATGGGACTAATATATCTGGTATCACAACACCATTTTCGGTTTGATATGTTTCCACTAAACAACATAATGTTCTTTCTGTTGCACATAAAGTAGAATTTAGACAATGCACAAATTCTCGAGTTTTTTCATTTTGTCTTTTTAATTTAATATTCATTCTAACGGATTGGTAATCAGTGCAATTCGAACAACTAACCAATTCGCGATATTTTTGTTGTTGTGGAAACCAAGCCTCTAAATCATATTTTTTAGCAGCAGCATTATTGAGTGCACCTGAAACAATATTAACGATTTGATAATGCAATCCAAGATTTTGATAAAATTCTTCCGAAATAGAAATCATTTCTTCAAATATTTCCCAAGATTTTTCTGGAGTAGCTAAACAAAATTGTTCCACTTTTTCAAATTGATGAACCCTAAAAATTCCTTGAATATCTTTTCCATGTGCACCAGCTTCTTTACGAAAACAAGTAGATAACCCACAATACCGAATAGGTAATTCAGTTGCTGAAATTATTTCGTGTCGATGAAATGCTGAAATCGGTTGTTCAGATGTGGCAATCAAATATTTTTCATCAAATTGGTCTACCTGTTTCCCAGAAGACTTGGACATTTTATATAAATTTTCATCATAGTCTGATAACTGAACTGTTTCGGCAATGATATTTTTAAACATATAAAATGGTGGTTGTAATAGAGTATAACCTTTTTTTCTTAAAAAAGTCAATCCATAATTTATTAAGGCTTGATTTAATATTACACCATAATCCTTTAGAAAATATCCGCGATGTCCCGCTATTGCTGCACCACGAATTGTATCAATCATGTCTAATTTTAACATAATATTGTAATGACTTTTTGGTTCAAAATCGTATTTTTTGGGTAAACCGCCTATTCTAACCACTTCATTATCAGTTTCGTCAGAACTAATTGGCACAGAATGATGAATAATATTTCCAACCAAATGTAATTTTTGTTGAAGATCAGTATTAATTTGTTCTAATTGTGATTCCAATACTAAATTTTTTTCTAAATCTTTTTTTGTACTTATAAGTTCGTCACAGTTTTCTTTATTTTTTATTTTGATTGCTATTTCTTTTTGTACCAAATTTATTTGTTTTTTAGTTTGTTCAATAGTATACAAAATTTTAACACACGATTTATCCAAGTCGATGATTTCATCAACCAATGCAGCAGAAGCTCCTCGCGCTTTTTGTGAATCACGAATTTTATCTGGATTTCCTCCCTTCTCTATTCTAAATGAGTTTATGTCAAGCATTAAATATAATAAAATATATTGTTTTTATTTTTATGTTGACATATCGCTTGATTTGCATTTTTTTAATATTATTTAAACTAATATTAATTTAATTATACTAATGGAGTATATCGAAAAAACAAACCATGCGCCACAAAAATATAAAAATATACTATCACATAATATCAATCAGCGATATTATACCCACCGAAATTTATTATCACTAAAAAAATTAATTTTTCCACCTATTTCTAACGAAAAAATAAATCAATTGATGATAGATGATGAATCAATTAAATATATCACATTTAATTCATCGGCTCAAGATATTACCAATATTATTATGAATAGTTTGTTTGATTTTCCATGTCCAAAAATTAGAAATCATGGCAAAATAAACGACACTAATATATTGCACCGCCACCAAAATAAATGGAAAAATAAATCAATCGATAAAAGAATGAAAAAATTGGTTATTACTGAAATGACAGCTGGTGTTGGAGGAAATGTTCTTAATTTTGCAAAATATTTTAAATATGTTAATGCTATTGAAATAGATACAACCAGATATAATTATTTAAATAAAAATATAAAATTATACGGCTACAATAATGTTAATTGTTATAATGATAATTCTATGAATCTTTTAATAAATCAGGATGATATTTTTCAAGATATTGTATTTTTTGATCCACCCTGGGGAGGAAAAGATTATAAACTATTTAGTAATTTAAGATTACAATTTGGTCATTTTTCCATTGAAAATGTTTGTCGTATTTTATTCCAAAGAAAATCCAATAAAATGATTATCATGAAACTTCCGAACAATTATGATTTTGATTATTTATGCGGAGAACTAAAAGATTATAGTGTAACAAAATTTACTATGGATAGAATGACAATTATCGTTGTAAAAAATTATTCATCCACGACAGAATGAAGAAAATAATTTATATGGTGTCTTCTATTTTTGTACACCATCCATATTTTTCGGAAAATGGCCATACAATATATTTTTTTGGTTTTTGAGTATAATTAAATGTTCTCCATATTTTATAAAAACCATCGGACTCATCTTTTAATGATCTAATATCATCCCGAGTAACATCTTGTCGAAATATTGAATTATTATTTTCATCTTCAAATATTACTGCCAAAAATTTGTAATCATTGTATGGTAGATATTGTTCATGGATATTAATACAATGCTTGAATACATTCACAAAGGATTTATTATATTCGGTTGTATCAGAAATTTTAGGATTTGGTGGAGATTTATGATCTAATGTGTATTGTTGTATGCCTCTTGTTTTAAAACAGATACCGGCATATTTTTCATAATCATTTAATGATCGTATTGTACCAAAACCGTATTTTCCGAAATCAATATCGTTAATAGTATTATCAATACCAAATAATTTACGTAATCGAATGTGCGACATTTTATTTTTTTCGCTCCAATTTGCGTAATCATCCCAGTGTTTTTTTCTATGTTTGCGCGTATATTCGTGCCATGCAATTAATTTATGGGGACTAAATAAATCGTAACCCCATGTATATGCTCGTACTGTCACCGAAATTTCTTCTCCGTGAAAATAATAATTTGGGTCATGTTGAACTTCTTGGCAAAAAATTCCTAATGTAAAACAAAAATGCGCCGAATAAAAACGACTAGGTATGGGTGATGTTAATGATTCATGATTTTCAATTTTTGCCGGTAAAAAAAATACAACTCCTTCTGGAATAAATCTATCAAAATTTAATTTCCATGGATCCAAAACTCGCTCGTCTGGATCATTCATTGGATTAAAAGAAGGAAGGTAAGATGTTAATAATGGTTTTGGATGACCCTGTTGTTGTAAATATTTTAACATATCAATAATTTTTTTATCCCAATCTGGAACAAAACGATGATGTGAATCTAATTGCAATGTATATTCTTCATTATCATAATATTGTTGTATTTTATTTCTAGCCCAGCACACACCTTGAGAATCTTTAAAATCAATATCGATTATTTTAAAACGCTGATCATTTTGATATTCATCTAAATTATCCCATGTGTCTTCGATACAATGTTGCCACGCAATACAAAATACTAAATTTTCTGGACAATATGAATTATTAATACAATCTCTTATTGTAGGCAAAAGTTGATTATCTCGATACGATGCTATTTGAATAAATATCTTACCCCTTGTGGGATTACGATTAGTACCCCTTTTCATTTCTATACGTAAATAATAAAAAAATTCGTTTATCAACAGAGTTAAAATAATTTAATATTATCAAAATATTAAATTATTTTTTTTAAAGTTTGGCAATAAAATTTTATTATTGGTTGATAAAATCTTCTCTGATATAAAATAAAAGATAAGCGGTAGAAGTTTTAACTACGCTTGGTGAAATTTCGTTAACATTAATATCATTAAATTCAAACCATTTATCGGTATCAGCATCCAAACAATATGTGTAGTAATGACCATTATTCAACTGACCACTATGATTAATGACACATATTAATTTATATTTATTACATTTTATTGTGTCAGATTGTACTGGAGAAATCATAGAACTAATATCAAAATGTTCCATTGGATAGGAAACAAATCTACCATCTTTTTGTGTTCTCGCATTATTGAATCTTTTCAATTGAATCACCAAAACTGGTGGAGCGGTCCATAATTGTATTTTTTTTATTCCGCGTACTTTTTGGTTACATCCTTCACATAACCATAGATTTTTTTCATCTAATATCTCTTCCTTGCAAAATTCGTGCATACAATTTTCAATTGTTACTGGTTCTGTCGTATTTGACATTGCGCGTAGCCTACCATCAATTGTAAATGGATCAGTGCTTTCATTTGGTGGCATGGGAAGCGATAAATGGAGAAATACTTCAAATCGGTTACTAGAATAACCACACGTTGGTTCTGGACAAATTGTACTCGAATGCATAAATCCAGAAAAAATTTCAGTTACACGACTGTACGTACTACCATAATATTTTTTCATTTCCCTGAAAGCCTCAATTATTAAACTTTCCGCAGCCATTTCTTTTTTCTTTTGCATGTATGAATCCAATAATGATTTTTTTTCTTCCATAGTGGATACGGATTTGATTTTCATTGTAATATCATTTTTAAACTGTAAAAAATCTTGCACTGATGCTTTGGTTGTTTTGAATTTCACATTTTTATCTTCCGCTAGTTCTTCTTGCATTTTTTGTAAAACACATGAGTATGCTTCTTCAGCGTCGTGTTGTTCGTATCCATAGAAAAATTTATCTCTTGCTTCACAAAAAACTTTTCGGAAACTGGTTGGAATAACAACGCAATTTCTGGCCCACATATTTTCCAATAATCTAATTAACTGTGCTGTTATTGTATGATTAAAAACTATATTTGTTTCATCAAGTGACAACATTTTTGGACTGTAATCCGGATTCTGTATTTTCTCTCGTAATTCTGTTGGAACTGTACTGGTCTTGGATTCTAGTTTAAATGAATCATTATCCTTTAAAATTTTTCTAGCATTTTTTTTAAGTATTTCAAAAATTTCCTCTTTTTTATTAAATAGATAACCTGTCAATGGATAATTATGACTAAACGCTTGGATAGCACTATTCATATAACATGTGTTGGTAGTATTAACAATACCAGTTAATCCATGAATATGCACGGATTTGGTTTGATTTGATTTATCGTCAACTAAATTTTGTGGGGTGTTATTACTATTAATAAAAAAAGTATTGTCAGTGTAGGATGTTCCATTGTTGTTACTTTCGGTATTACCGGAATTCATCATAAATAATTATGTTTTTGATGTTTAATATACAGATATATTATTTATGTGGTAAAATAATCAATTTTTTTGCCAATCAAATAAAAATAAAACAAAAATTTATTGTACCAACAAAAATCCTATATTTCGGCAAATTTGCCATATTATAAAAAAATTGAAAATCTAAAAATCAAACAAAGCCGATGCCAATATATATATATTAGTCTTAGCAAAAATATATTGCAGTTAATTTATGGAAACCACAAATGCTTGTAAAGAAAATCCAACAGTTTTTATAGAAAAATTACTTATTCAATTGAAATTAGAATATGAAAAATATCAATCCGATAATTTTGAATCAATATACAAAATTATTAATGATACAAGTGAATGTTATCAGTATTGTTATGACACAGCGTGTTTACAAATAAATTATCACAAAAATAGGTATAGTAATATTTTAGCACACGAATCAACACGCGCTTTAGTACCAAATGTTTCATACATTAATGCTAATATTATAGAACGATATATTTTATCACAGGGACCAATAAAGCATTTTGTTTCTGATTTTTGGGCTATGGTTTTGCATTATGATGTTCCGATTATTATTTCTTTGGCACAAGAAAATGAAAATGGAAAATCTAAATTTGATGCGTATTTCGATGATGAAGATGAGGTATTGGTTATGTCACATGAGATGGATGAAATGGATAACATTTTAATCAATTTTAAAATTCGTGTCAATTCTAAAACACAACAAAATGATAATACCATTTTAAGAAAAGTACTAATAAGTGATTATAGACATTTAAATAAACAAAATCGAAAACTAAAAATAAAAAATAATGATATCCATTTTGGACAAGGTATAGAACAACAGCCTATAAACAAAGAAATACTTCATGTCCAATATCTTGGTTGGCCAGATCATGAAGCACCAAAAGAATCAGAAATAATTACTTTTTTAGATATTATTCCTGTTATTGATAAATTTGATTCAACCGATCCAATAATTATACATTGTAGTGCAGGTGTGGGACGCAGTGGTTCTTTTTGTGTTTTTCATAAATTATATTCTATTATCCAAGAAATTTTAACGGGAAATATTTCTGAATCAAAACTACAATATATGCTGGAAACATCTGACCAAGATTCAATTAATTGTATGCATTCACTTAATATTAGAAATTTTTTCTCTTGGAATACTTTTTTTAATGATAGATCAATTAGTATTGATATTGTAAATACTATTTTGGCAATGAGAAAATACAGATATGGATTGGTCCAAAGCAAAGAACAACTCCAATTTTGTTATATTGCTTTAATTCATAGCATCGAAAAATTACTTGTGCAATAATATAATATTTGCTATGCTGTTTTTTTGTACTTAATGATATATTTTTTAAATATATCATTAAGTGATAATAACGCTGTATAAATACAATTTCCTTATCTATTCGTATAGTAATGAATACTCTAATTATTGATCAGTTCAATCAATTGATTAAACAAATTGAAGCAGAATCTTTAAATGCCCAGGTAGAAAACGATATTAAAGAAATGAAAATGCATAAATATCGTTTGCAATCAATTAAAAAAATTACTGGAATTCTGAAAAAGTTGGATTTTGAAATAACAGAACCTGATGATTTGAAAGAAATTCCTGGTATCGGTGAAGGAACAATACGCCGAATAAAAGAAATTTTAGAAACTGGGAAATTAAATGAACTAAAGCAAAAATATGATAAGAAAAAACAAAAAAAAATTGACAGTATTCAGGAATTAGAAAATATAATTGGAATCGGAAGATCGATCGCAAAATATTTAGTAACAAAACAGAATATTAAAAGTATTGCTGAACTCAAAAAAGCAATTAAAACAAAAAAAATTGAGGTTAATGATACCGTATTATTGGGGCTTAAATATTATGGTATTGTAGAAGGAAACATTCCACGAAATGAAATAGCTACAATAGAAAAATATTTGGTGAAAGAAGCATATAAAATAGATCCAAAATTAGAAATTATGGTTTGTGGTTCATACAGACGCGGAAAAAAAACATCGGGAGATATTGATGTTCTAGTATATCATCCAAAAGTCAAAACAACCAAACAAATTGTTAATCCAAGTAAATTTGGACTTGAATCATATTTAGAATTACTGGTCAATCAACTTACCGATAATGAGTTTTTATTGGATCATTTAACAGATAAACATTATAACGTTAAATATATGGGGTTTGGTAAATATAAATCTTTTCCGGTTAGAAGAATTGATATGCGTTTTATTCCTTACAATAGTTTGCCCACTGCGATGTTATATTTTACTGGTCCGTATGAACTAAATACAATTATGAGAACAGCTGCTAAAAAACGAAAAATGATTTTGAATGAATATGGTTTATATAAAATTGACGATGATGGTAATCGTACACCAATAAAAATTAAATCAGAATCGGATGTTTTTAAAGTATTAGGCATGGATTATTTAACACCAGAACAACGGGAAACGTTTAGTTCTGGGAAAATCAAAAAGAATAAAACATAATAATGTTTTTAATTTTTTTGTATTTTTTCCATGATTTTATTAATTATATCGTTAATACTATCTTTATCAAATTTTGTTGCTTCCAAATTAAAATCGAATATTTTATTTGTTTGATCACCCATTGTTGTTTTAAATTTATCTTTAATTTCTTCAACAATATCACGAGGATTGCACTGTTTATTTTCAAAATGATTTTTAATTTCTTCAGCAATGTTACTGGAATCACTTTGTTTATTTCCAAAATGATTTTTTTCTTTACCACGGTAATATTTAATGTACTTACAAAGTGCTGGAGTAATAAGCACCTCACATAGTAACATTAAGAATTTATTGGTAAATGGATCCATTGTATACATATTTTTTTTAATAAATACATCAATAATTGATTCCCGATTTTCCTCCAAAAATTTGTAAAATCGATTCAAATATATTTCAATCTTGTAATCACTATCAATATTTTCTTTGTACATTGTCAGTATATTTTCACCAACATCTTTTAATATTTGGATTGTTTGTGTAATATTTTCTTCCGATGGATGAAGATTTCTCAACATTGAAACAAGATTTGGCATACCAAACATAGTTGCTAAATCAATCATTTCATCAATAATTTTCCAATTATGGGAATAGATTTGTGCGCCATTTATTTTATTAGTTTGAACATATTTTATAATATAATTTAAGGCTTCCGGATCAACGTTTAAATATATATCCGCTTCTATTTCGCTTCTAGCAATTAAACACGCGAATGAACCGTACATTTTATTAAAATCGTCCATATCCATTGCCAATATATGATAAAAAAAACAGTATGTACTTTGTGTTAATGTTGCGTCCAAAAGTACTTGTCGTGTCAAATGATATGTATCAGATCTATTGTTTAAATGCACAATTTTAAATGTGCATGTTGGTTCATCGATTTGTGGTGTCAGATTAAATTGTTCAACATCTACCATTCTGTAATGTAGTATATTGTATATTAGAATATTAAAATATAAATTAAAAACGCATTCTATTTGATTTAGTAATTCATATTATGAAAAATTGAAAAAAAATTATAGTTATAATATTCGGTTTAATTATATATAAGTACCTGATTCGAAGAAAATATAAATAAATATAAACAATTATAATGGACACGAATAATCAAACAAATTGTATTAAACAATTTTATTGTTTTGCTGAAACAATAAATAAAGGCAGCATTGGTATAATTAAAAAAGCTACTAATATCAAAACACAAGAAACTGTTGCCATTAAAATTATTCCAAAAAAAAATTATAGAATATCATTCGATGACATACATACTAGTTATATGAAAGAAATATCGGCAATGAAAAAATGCGATCACCCACATATTAGTAAATTTTTGGATACATATATTGACAATAATAATTATTATATTGTAATGGAATACGCCAAATATGGTGACCTTTACGATTATATCGAAAAGAAAAATATAATTACCGTTAACGATACCAAAAAAATATTTTGCCAACTTCTTTCTGCAATTGAATATTGTCACGGAAACTTAATTGCGCACTTGGATATTAAGCCAGAAAATATTTTAATTTCGGATCATAAAAATTTACATATTAAATTAACGGATTTTGGATTTTCCAGTAATATCGATATAAATATATTGAATGATAATTTTTGTGGATCAATTGAATACTGTGCACCTGAAATAATGAAAAAACAAAAATATAACCCAATGAAAGCGGATATTTGGAGTATGGGTGTTGTTCTTTATTGTATGATAACTGGATATTTGCCATGGTTGGATGATAGTGATTTTAGTTTAGGAGCCATTGCCAATAACATTAAAAATTATAAATACAATAGTAATTCGATTGATGATCCAATTTTAAAGGACTTATTATCGCGTATTTTTGTACCAAGACATTTACGTATAAATCTGGGCCAAATAAAAAAACATTGTTGGTTAACAGGCTATATATTACCCGCATATTTCCCAATAAAAAAACAAATTGAACGAATTGAACAAATCAATCCAGAAATTATTGACAAAATAGTACCGTTTGGAATTGTCAAAGAGGATATTATTATTTGTATTTAAAATAATATGGATTCATATGAAACAGCCCTGTATTATTTGCTAAAAGAACAATTCAATAAATTGGCTCTTTAAAATCGTATTTAACCATCGTATTCAACCATCGAATTTTACGTTACAGTGCCTTTAAAAAGTATGTGAATGTATGCATTTTTAGAGAGCCACACAAATTTTTTACAACATAGATTTTTACATTACAATAACATAGATTTACATCACAACAACAAAATTTTTTTGTACCTGAAAAATTGAAAAAAAAAATACTTGGTTTGTCTTTAGATTTTTTAATGTTAATGCATAATGGAGTCCGATGATTCTAGAAGAATTATAGGAAACACATATTGCCTGAGCCATATCATTGGCGAGGGAAAATTTGGTACAATTTGGAAAGCAAAACACATCAAAACAAAAAAAAAGGTAGCTATTAAAGTCATTGCTAAAAAAAAAATCAAGGGTACTAAATGTTCCAGCAAAAATATCAAAAAAAAATTAATTAGAGAAATCGACATAATGAAATTATGTGATCACCCACACATTGTTAAATATTTTGATCATTATGAGGACGACAATTTTTATTATATTGTTATGGAATACGTGAAGCGTGGAGACCTTTTTGAACATATTAAAGAAAAAAAATGCCTGTGCATAGAAGCTGCCAAAAAAATATTTCGACAACTTATTTCTTGTATAGAATATTGTCACGGAAACCTAATCGTTCATCGTGACATTAAATTGGAAAATATTCTTATTGCCGATAGGGATTTAACTATCAAACTAACAGATTTTGGACTCTCTAATTTTATTAACACAAATTCAAAACACAAAACAGCTTGTGGTTCATTGGAATATTGTGCTCCAGAAATTATGGAAGGTGATCCATACAATCCAATAAAGGTTGATATTTGGAGTATGGGTGTTGTTCTTTATTGTATGGTTGTTGGTATGATGCCATGGACGTGCACCAGGGAAAATATGATGCGACACATTTGTAGATTTGAATATAATGTAGATAAAATTTTGGATCCCGTACTAAAAGATTTAATATCAAAAATTTTTGTACCAGCTGAACATAGAATAAGTTTAAAACAAATCAAAAATCATCCATGGCTTTCATACGATGTGCTGCCTTCTTATCTTCCACCAAGAGCACCGCTAAAGGAAATTAATTTAATTTTGGTTGATAAAATAGTATCTCTCGGTTTTGATAAAACAGATGTATTATTGGCTTTATATGAAAATCATACTGTACAGGAAACAGCTATTTATCATTTGTTAATAGAAAGAGTATCGGGACAAAAAGCGAACGAGCGAAAATTTTTTGGGATTTCTGGAACTAATAAATTACAACGTGGTGAAAATGGTAGACGCTGTTCATCACCACGCGATAATGTGAGTGATAAAAAATATTGTAAATTGGGGGATGTGAATAAGCAACATTTCAGGTCTTTGGAAGAACTTTGGAAAAGAAATTAAAAATAAATTAGTATTTGATAACATTAATTTATTTTTTCGACTAATATCCATGTTTTTTCCTTTCCAAAAATGGTAATTTCCTTATCATCTGGAATGTGTTTCATTTTACCAGTTTGATGTTCAGACATGAATACTAATGTAGATAATGCGTCTTTTACTTTAACAATAAAACAATACTGTAAATGATTTTTAATTTGTGATGCACATGTTATTGACATTTTACTTGATTGTATTTTTCTATTTTTTTGGTAGAGATCCGCGTTAGGATCATCGGATGGTTTTAAAAGATATGCGAGTGTACTAAATAAATTGGTACCAGTAAAATTAATATGGACAGTTATTTTATAAATTCCCGGTCTATTAAATAAGATTTGACCCTTTCTACTATCAAATACGGATCCAGTTTCTAATGTTTTTTCAAAAGTTATCGGAACATGCCATTTTGGTTTTTTGGACGATAACGAATATTTAATATCGGATTGTTTGCACGCATAATAAAAACAATTATCCTTAGTATCAAAATCAGTATCGATATTTTTTAAATCCAAAGTAGATGAGTCCAATATTGATTGAAGCTTTGAATCAGTTTCGTCATCCAAAACAGCAAGATCAAGTTCCATTTCAGCTCTAGTCATCGGTTTTGATTTATGGAATGGTTTTTGGTTATACGATTCGATAATATGTTGTGAATTATATGCACCATTAAATGATGTACTTGTTTCAGTTTGTGGAATATTTTTTTCAGTGCCATCTTTGCACAATAATGCCCAACTTTCGGTATCAGATATAGGAATACCTTTTGTTGGACCATCAATCGCAATATAACTGCCATTATCTGAACGAACAATATCATTAATACTGTAAGTTTTGTCTTTTTTCCAATTTCCTTGGTAACGGACACCATTATTAATAAAAATATTCCAAAATAAAGATTTTTGTCCGGGAGTAACGCCGGAATTTTTTTTGGTGGCAATGTAAAATACATTTTTATATTTTACTAAATCGTTTTTATCATATGATTCATATTTTAACCATTCGCCTTTATAGTACATAGGCCTATCTTTTTCTGCCACTAAATTATGTACATCGTCCTTATTTTGGCAAAATTTTTTGTGATCGGCTAATATTTTTTTAATAGATGTGTCAGTTGATGCCGAAATACCACAACTATTACTGTATTCAGAACTCATTTCACTAGCATCTTTCGGATTATATTCCGAAATGTTACTACCGGTATCAGATAATGATGAAATACCTGATTCAGTATCCGCATAACTCCTACTAATTTTTTGATCAGTTGATACACTTGGTTCGGAACAGGTCTTTTTACAACAAATACCATCTTTTAACATTAACTTCCAACCATTTATAGTCGCGATATCGGTACTCTCTGAAAGAGGACCACTTGGTGAGCTACCCGTATATACATATATTTTACCGCAATTATTTTTTCCCTCAACACGTACTACATCATTTAGATGATATGTTTTTTCTGGATTATACTCGCATAAAAATCTAAAACCAATGCCATTTTGACCTTTATCACCTTTTTTCCCTTTATCTCCCTTATCACCATTATTTCCATTATCACCTCTTTCTCCGTGTTTGCCTTTATCTCCATGGTCTCCCTTATCACCTTTGTCACCACGTTTTCCTTTTTCACCAGAATCTCCTCTTGTACCATTATCTCCCTTTTCGCCTTTTTTGCATTTATCGCAAGATTCCCCTTTTTCACCTTGGTCTCCCTTTTTACCTCGATCTCCTTTTTCACCTTTTTTGCATTTATCGCAAGATTCCCCTTTTTCACCATGATCTCCTTTTTTACCTCGATCTCCCGTATCCCCTTTTCTACCACGATTACCTTTTTCGCCTTGGATACCAGTTCGGCCTTTGTCGCCATTATCGCCCTTATCTCCCTTATTACCACTATCACCTTTTTGGCCTTTGTAACATTCTCCCTTATTGCATTTATTTTTGTGGCAATCATTTTTAATTTCATATTCAAACTGTCCTGTTTCGCCTTTTACCTTATTACAACAACAACCAAATTTATCTTTTGTGTCGCATTTATCATATTTATCACAACCACTACACTTGTTGGATATTTTATCGTATATTTTATAATTTGCGTTATCGTATGTTTTATCGTATGTTTTATCGTATGATTCGTAATTGGAATTATCGTATAATTCATAATCGGAATTATCGTATGTTTTACAATCAGGATTTTTATATGAACCAAACGTTGTTGCTGGTTTGTTATAATTATATGTTGTGGTGGATGGACAACCAAACGGTAATTTTTTATTGGCATCAGAAATGACAATTGTTTCGCATATTGTTGGGTTACAAATATTCGTAATAACTAAAACTAATTCGCTTTTCAAAACATAATATTTTAATTCATATTTATTATCATTATCTTTTGTACTAAATAAAGTTATTATGTCGGTGGTGGATGAATTATTGCAATAACTGATAATATTATTGTTATTGCATGAACATAGTTCTCCACTATTGTGATTAAAATTAAATTTTTTTTTCACCATGTTCGGTCTTTTGTTATACATAAATAATATACTAGAATGAGAGAAAATATCTCCAATTCGGGTGTGTAAAATTGTTTAATCTATACATTTGTATGTCATTCTTCCAAATGTGTTCTGCTTTCACCCTGTATAACATTTTGCAATTATATCCTCAAAAAACTGCTGGTTTTTTTTTGAGCATATTGGTCATTGGTTGTACTAATGAAAAATATTAAACTACCCAATTAAATATATTTCTTATATATTTCAAATACGCTTTATAAATTGGAATTGGTATGTGCATCATATACCAATATTTTTTTGGTAATCCTGCTTTTTCCAATATATTATTTTTTTCCGAATCCAAATAATTAGAATAATTTCGGATATAATCTTTAAATTTGTCTTCACTTTTATTTATTTGTTGTATTGTTCTTTTTATTAATTGTTTGGGTTCGATTTTAATATTTTTGATACGCATTTCTACATACCATAAACACCACGCTACACAAAATCCTGTTGGATCATTTTCTACATGGTTAATATTATTTGTCTCATCCGAAAAAATTTGGAAAGAAATACCATCAGCTAGTTCGCATGGAGATACATAAGTAATATCAGGAAAATAGTCACCAAAAAATGCTCGCAATAATTGATCTATTTGTTAGCTATGATTGAAAGGCACCTTTCCATACGGATCGAATCTTTCAATATATTTATTTTTGATATCGTATATTAAAATATTAGCATGGTTAAAATTTTTATCACTCACAATAGTCAATTTTAATAAAATAAATCGGGTATCAGGATATTTTTCAATTGTTTCGTGTATGCCTTGCACAATATATGGGGAAAAAAAATATGTTTTATTATTTTTCCAAATGATAATGTGATTAACTAAAATTGGTGAATGATTAATATAATCCCTAATTATAGACCGAAAAATAGCATTATCTGGCGTTTTTTCTTTGTGATCCTGAATAATTTCTTCATAAAAATCTTTTAAATTCTTATTTTCCATTTGATTTTTTGCCATTGCTGGTATTTTAATGGATGGATACTTATCCAAAATATAATAAAGAAAACAAATATAATTATATGTGTATGCGGAAAAATGTGTAATATTAGTTTTTGGTGGACTTATTAATTTTAACATTATGTTATTATTTTTTTTTAATGGATAAGATTGACCTCTTACGATTTTTCTCATAATATAATCTTTGTATGATTGAATATTATCACCATTTTCCAATATCAATGAAATTTTTTTATCAATATCATCTACCCACTCAATATCCGAATCCAATTGACTTGTGTATGATTTGTATACCAACTCAAAAAAATCATCCAAATCGTCTTTATTAATACCATCTATTGGACGAATACCTTCTTTATTTCTTAAATAAATTTTGAGTTTTTTTTCTTCCAAAATATTTTCGTATGTTTTCCAATTATCATTGCGAATAATTAGATTAACAAGATGTCATTATCATTAGTGTTTCAGTTTACTACTAAACTGAAACACTAAATATATATTTTTTAATATTAAATACGATTCAAAAATAAAATATCCCTAAATCATATTTTTCTTTT